GGCTCATCCAGATCCGGCTCGTCCAGCGCTGGTTCATCCTGCTCAGGTTCGTCCTGCGCTTTGGCTTCGCCAATCATGATAGGCCCAACAGCCTCGACCTCCGGAAGCGGTTCTTCCACCTCCGGCTTGGCTCCGATCTCCTCGATGGTGCCGTCCGCCAGCATCGCGGCGAAAGCGTAGTCTTGAAACTCGTTGCCATACAGACGGCCGCCGGCAGCAAACTCCTTGCCATGCGCAAGGCTGACGATAGTTTTGTTCACTCTGTACATAAGCCCCTCCTAGAAGAGGGGAGAGTTGCCTCTCCCCAGTTTCTATTCGTCTTCCACTTCCTCAAATCGTCCGCCGTAAACGTGCCGCAATCCATCATAAACTACTGGGGCGAGAGGATTGCCGATATCATCTTTACACGTCGGGCATTCCGTCGTACCTGGCGTTTGTGGGTCTGTTCCCCATGTCAGCAGCCCAGTACCAGAACAACTTGGACACAGTATATAGAAGCGAAATTTGTCTGCCATCGTTATGACGTCTCGCCAGTACCAACTAGCAACACACCGTTGCCATAGCAGCCGTTAGCGGCCCGGCAACCCTGAACTGGATCGGTTGCTGTTATATAGCAGTCAACCAGATCCAAAATGCCGGAGTTGTCATCGATGCCAATGGCCATCGTTTGACCAGCGCCAACAAACACGCAGCGCTCGACAATGCTCGACGGACCAACTAGATTAGTGCTGATTTCGATGCCGGCCGTGTCGATCTGCGTAAAGCGGCAGTCACGGATCAGATTGTGGCTGAAGCTGTCGTTGGCATCCGCGTAGTTGACGTCGAGTCCCTTGTCGCAGCAATCGAACTCGCAATCCAGCCACTTGTTGCCAACTGCATCCTTCGTAACAAATCCAACCGCCGTTGCCGTCTCCGCTGGTCCAGAAAACCGGCAGCGGATGAACTGGTTGTTGTTGCAGATGTCTGCGTCAAACGCGGGATCGCCAGCATCTGTTTCAGCCGTCTCGAAGTGGATGTTGATAAACGTCGCATTGATGCAGGCACCAACGTCTACGGCTGCCCCTGTTGCGGGCTTGATCTTCACGCCGTTCTGGGCGTCTCGAAGATCGTAGCCCAACCCGATCACAGTCGCCCCATACGGGAGCGATGTCAGGTTCTCGGCATACGTGCCGGGAGCAATAACGATGACATCGTTATTTGCCCAGCGCGAAACGGTCCAGTCAATACGAGCGTTCACGACCGTGATGGCCTGTTCGATAGATTCAAATGCATGATCAGCCGTCCTGCCATCGTTGCCGTCACTGCCGTTGGTCCCATCAACAAAGTAGTAATTCGAGCTCCCGAAGAAGATCGGAATACCACCCCCGACAGGAACGCCACCGAGCTGGTAGAGCATTTCACTCGTAGTAGTCATGTTATGCTCTCCCTTAAGTCACGCTGTGGCCGTACACGAACCGCCAGTCGCTCCAGCCATATGCCCAACGAGCGTACCCGCGGTACCTGCCCTCAAGGTTGAAGTCGCCGGTCGGGTCGGCCGCGAACTCGGTGGCTACCCTGTCGATCCACAACAGGTGCAGAGCAGCCATCGCGCTGTCGATCAGGAACCAGTTGTTGCTGTCGGTCAGGTAGTCCCAGGACATCGCCTTCATGTTGGATCTCCTGACGAAGTTGTCCTCGAAGTCGCCGGTCGATGGCTTGTTGGCGGTGTTGACGATCTTATTGGCCGTGTCCTCCAACTCAGGAGGGTGGACGATAAGATCAGGAACAACTGGCATCAGCTCGCCACGGTCGTCCTCGAAGGCGCGCATCAGCTTGCGGGTGGCGATGACAGTGTCATAGGACAGTGCCGACGTACCCAGATTGCTCTGAACGGCCGAGTTGCCTGGGCTGTACGGATGGGATGCCGAGCACAGCGCCACGCTGTCCCCGCCAACGTAGGACGAGGAGAACGCATTGTTGAACACGCTGGCCGCGTGTTTTTCCTTGGTGCGTTCGTAGGCAATTGCCAGCTGAGCGGGACGAGCGTTGATGATGTTGTACATGTCGTCATCGACCAACTGTCGCTCGATCTTGAACCCTTTGACCCATTGCTTGAAGGTGAGGGTTGTTTTGTACAACTGCTCAAGATCGTCATACTCGATAGTGCCTTTGTACTCAGGCACGTCTCCCATGCCTCCGGCTCCCAGGAAGTGCTCCTGCGCCTTCTGGCTAGTCATGACGTTAAAAATCAGTGGACGCACCGAGCGGGCGGCCAACGCCATGGTTTGATTGAAGAAAATTCTGCGAAGCCCCGGCTCCAGGAGATAGGGCCATTGTTCTGAGATAGCCATGATTTAGCTCCTTTTGCTTAGCTCAGCGCGTTACCGAGAGAAGGTACGCGGAAGACCACGTAGGCCAACACGTTCCCCTCGTCGTCAAGCTGAGACACGTCCACTGGCATCATGCGCCCATTGGTCACGTCGTCAGCATCGATAGTGTTGTGGTCAACGGTGTCCAGCGTCTTGGTGTAGAACGCCACCGCAGCGGTCGAAGTGTCATCCATCGAGCACTTCCACACCTGCTGGCTGCTGATGACGGCTGCTTTGAGCAGGTCACCATCTGAACCGCTGGCGCGGGCTTCCTGGATGATAGCTGTCACCTCAGTTGTCGATCCGGTGACCCTTGCCAGTTGTCCGTCAGAGTTCACCAAGACCAAATCGCCGACGGCAAAAGCGCCTGTCCCATCAACAGGAAAGTCCAGGATGGTCGGCGTGCTGCCGTCGAACGAATACGCGAATTCAAATCCTCTAGTAGCCATATGCTACCCCTTTCTATGTTCGGCGATCGTCAGTCTTACCGGGTTGGTGCGCTGACTTCACCTGCTTGCTTGCCGCATAGTCTTCTGGCGAGATGCCCATCTTCTTTGCAATGGTCTCTTCTTCAGCCGTCAGAGTAACGCGGGTTGGTGGCTGCCCACTTCCGGATCCGCCGTCTAGACCTGGCGCCGGTGGGGTACCCATTGGCAAACGCCCGCCTGCTACCAGCGCCTTGACCGCCTCGGCTACACCAACTACCTTGCCGTCCTCTCCAATCGCGACACCGCTTCTGTCGGCCAGGGCATAAGCATCTTCGGGGAACTTTGCCCCGTGCTTGCTTGCCTCGGAGACGAATGCAGCCTCGATGAGACGTTGGTTGGCGCGCGCCTCGGCATCAGCGGCCCGCTTGTCAGCCTCTTCTTTGGCCGCCTGCAGCTTCTCAAGCTCGGTCATCTCGGCCTGCTTGCGTTCCTGCTCGGCCTTCTCGTATGCGTCCAGCTTCTTGCGCCGATCTGCCGCCTCGGCATTAGCAGCCTTCAGGGCGGCTCGTGTCCGCTCTAACTCGGCCTGCATATCGTCAGCAGGTGGCGCCGCTGGGGGCGGATCTCCCGCCGGGGGTGTTGCTGGGGGCATCGCGCCCGTGTCTGTCGTTGGTTGTACTTGTGGTTGTCCTTCTGGTGGCATCTCGCCGTCTCCTGTGGGCATCTCGCCCTTAATAACTAGGTCTTTCACTCGTAATCGTCACTGCGGTTTTGTCTGCCCCGCAGAAATTACACCCTTTAGCGTCCGTATTGTCCTCTGACTTCACCTCCCACTGCGCCTTGCAGACCTTGCAGTGAGCAACCTTGAAGGTTGGCGTTGGGGCCTGGCCATAGGGCAGGTGCATGTCGGTCGGAATGTCAGGTACTGATGGCATATCTACCTCGGTCTGTAGGGCCCGCCGGCGGCAAGTGCTTCACAATCTTCGCAGCTCTCGCCGGGGTTTATTTCCCAATGTATGCCGTCCTCTTTACTACTGAGCGTGCAGTTGCAATTTCCTCTGCACCGCGTCTTGCCGTCTCCTGGAGATTGCGACAGTATAGGGAGCGCGGCCCAGGCGTCTACCTTCTCCTGCGCTTTTGCATACTCGCGCCAGTATTCCTGTTGGCTCGCTTTGCCGTACTGCGAAATCCTGGCTAGCGCCTGTGCCTCGCTCACATCGCCTCTTGCAATTCCTACCGCAAAGTCAAATAAGTGCCGATACTCGTCTGCCAATGTGCCACCAACTCGCGCCAGTTGTTGTAAGTTTAGGCTGTTGCTTCCTGTTCCGACTAATGCGCTGGCTACATGTGCGTCCTTCAACTCGCCGGCCACACCTAGTGACCATTGAACCAGGTTGATCTGTCCGGAATACAATCTCTCCGTCAGCGCCTTCAACACTTCGTTTGTTGCGTTTGCGATTGTAGCAAGCGGCTCAACACTCATTTGTCGTTGCCTATCTTCGCCGCTATCTCAGGCGCGACGTCCTCAAGCCACGCCTCGGCCTCGATGACATCGTCCTCATCAATCTCCGCCAGTATCAGCAGGTCGTCCATGTCGGGCATCTCGCCGAAATCACGACGATTGTCCGAACGGGACTGCTGGTCTGTTCTCTGTTCCTGGTTCCTCGTTCCCATTGTCACTTCCCGTTTTCATGCTTGCTGCCTGACCCGCTCCCTGGAACATCCTGACGGACTGGGCCGCCGCTTTCAGCTTCAGCTTCTGGAATTCGGCGATCTTCTTGTCGTCATAGCCCATCTCTCGCCAGATCTGTTTGTCCGGCACGCCGAGCTGCTTCTTGAGCACCAACGTTTCAAGATGCTGCACCTCGTTGCGCGTCTGGGCCTCTTTCCACTGGCAGTCGATGCTCTGCTTCTCGTCCAGCTTCTGGCCGCCGAAAGCATTGGCCAGCCGCCTGGCGATGGCAAAAGCGTTCTCCCACGAGTTACCGAAGTCGGTCTGGCACTTCTCCGTCTTAGCAACCAGGCCGCTCTCCTCCTGCTGGAGCGTGCCCTCAGCAGGGCGCTGCTTGCTGACCTGGAAGTACGATATCGGCGTCCGGCTCACCTGGGCGATGGCCGTCACGAACTTATCGACTACGGCGATGAGATTCGATGGGTCTTCTCCCTCGATGGCCTTGAGATCTGCCTCGGTTGGCGGTCTTTCAGACATCCAGATGGCTCCTGGGAATATCTTCATCCCCGCCCATTTGTCGCCAAGCGCGACGTATACCCGGAAGCCTGCCGTATCGCTAGATGCGATCAAATCAATCAACGCTTTGTTCTGGGCATTCTGCAGCGGAATGACGTCATGCAGCTCCGACTGCCCCCAGTCATAGCCCTGGTCCTTGTTCTTGAAGTGAACCACCGGTACACCAAGCGGCCTGCCGCCCTGCGCTCCGCTGTCCGTCCACCAGTACCAACCGCATTTGCCTAATTGCCCTGGAAGGATAAGACCGGTCGGAGAACCATCAAGATAAGGCTGATAGTTGCTCTCGTAGTCGCTGGTAACGTACTTTTCGATGTGATCGGCGTAGTACAGGTTTAGCCGGCGGCTCTTTGCTCCATTGCGCTCGACCACCCAGCGCTTCGATGCATACTCGATCTCGCCTCTATGTTCCTGGCTGTAGTGCACCTTGATGCCGTCGCCGCCGGCACATGCCATCTCGTGCACAATTCGTGGCCTGGCGTTAACAGCATCCCACTCGACCATCACGTAGGTATCGCCGTCGCGGATGGCTGCGGTATGGACGATGCCCTGGATACCATCCAATCGGTTGGCATCCCACCATCCCCAGAACAACTCGCCCTGCTCGCCAGCATCCAGCCCGGTCACCTTGAGCCGCTCGGCCAGAGCGTCGACCACGATGGGGCACAGGTTGTAGTTGAACTCTTGACTGTCCTTGACCTGCAGGAACGATCTCATGCGCTCGGTGAGCATCGTATCATGCTCGCCGTCGTAATATTCGCGATAGTGGAGATAGGAGGTTTGCCGATCTATCTCAGCGTTTGTCAGGCTGGCAAGATAGCTGGAGGCAACAATATTGCCAGTGGCTGGCACGTATCCGCTCAGTGCCTTGTTTATGACGCCGTATCCTGGCGCAGTCTGAAGTGAGTTAAGCATATCTCTCTACTCTTGGAGGGCCGTACTGAGGCCCGTTGCTTCCGCTTGCCCAGATTGCAAGCGCCCACGCCCAGAACTTGTCAGCGTGGTGTTTCTCGTTGCCTTCCGTGTCGAACACGTTATTCTTAGCCGCCGTTACCTTCTTCTTGATGCTGTGGATCTGGTAGGCCAGGTCCCGATTGAATGGCAGCGGGGTGTTGCCCCGTTCGGCCTGGATCCTGGCCTCGACGGCCCACAGCTCTTTAGATGGATTTGTAAACGCCACTCCCTGTGCACGCTCCGGGTATGTCTTCCCAAGGTTCTCCGCCAGTTGTGCTCCGATCCCATTCTGGTCGATCAGGCATTGAGTAATCGGCAACAGATGCAGCATCTCCGCGAAGCATCGCTGCTGGTCGTCGTAATGCACCCGGTCCAGGCTCACCATCAGCCGCACCGGCAGCTGCTTGGTGGTCGAGCTGCGCCCCAGTGCAACAAACTCCGTCAGGTGCCGCTTTCGGCCAATATCGATACCAGCACATAGCGCCCCCTCCATTGCTCCTGTTTTGATGGCTGCCTGAATATCTGGCACCATCCCCAGCGCCTCGTCCACGCTCCTGGCGTGGAAGTGATAGAGGTCCTGGCCGTCTTGTGGCTGGTTGCGCTTGATCAGTGCCCAGTCAATCCAGGCGCTGGCCTCATCGACCCATGCACACTCGTACTCCTGCTGGAAGTCTTCGAGGAACATGTTCTCGAAGATGTCAATGATCGACTGACGACCGAAAGCGTAGACCCGCTCATCAGTGCTCATCAGCGGCGCATCCTGGCGGGCTGTAGGCACGTCATTACATAGCGCCCTGACTTGCCACCATGGGATCAGACGGCGCCGTCCGTCGTAGCCGGGGTACTGGCGCAGGGTCTCGGTCTGGATCTCCCAGTGCATTCCCCGCCCGCCAAGCGGCGACGACCCGATGCGGATGTAGCCGCCGTGCTTGGTGGTCGCCGGCAATCCGGCCACGTAGATGTCGCGGTCCAGGCCCTCCGGGTAGTGAGCAAACTCGTCCAGATAGATCCGCGCCCCCGGCTTTCCTCTTGGAGGCCGGCACGGGTGGCTGATCCAGCGCGTGCCGTCGGCTGTCTCCATCTCGGTCAGACTGTCCCGGACGAGCCGGGGCCGGAAGCTGGGATGGGTGGCCTCTATGATCGATCGAGTGTAACGGATCTTCTCCTTCGCCTCCTCCAAGTTGATGGAGACGAAGACGTGCGGGTGGCCTGGGTTCAAGCATGCATCGGCCACGCTGTCAAGCGCAGCCGTGAAGCTCCAGGCGATCTGCCTGGCCTTGGTGTCAACCCCGAAGCGTGTATCATTGTTAAGGAGCCCAACTTGAAACGTCTCCCAGACGGCCGTCTCAGTTCCCGATGCCGCTGGGAGGTCGATGTTTTCTACAGCAAATAGTGCCTTAAGTGTCTGCAACTGCACATCAGCTCGCCTCTACCTGTCCATCGTCGTCTTCCAACTCGGCGACCTGGCCAAGTTGCTCTTTGGCTCGCTTCTTCCATTCCGCCATCGTCCCGGTGTTGACATTCTCAGTTGGCTGATCCCGTAGCAGACGCATTTTCTCGGTCAAGATGCCAGCCGTTACTGACAGGCTGCGCAGGTTGTCCTCACTGGGGATGATAGTCTGCATCCGACTCAGGGTATTGTTTAGCAGCTCTTCCATCATATCCGCCAGGTCGCCTGTTTTTTGACGGACAACATTGG